CCTATGCATAAGCCAGCTCACTGCCCTAGTGGACAGCTCCCCGGACTCAGGGTGAATACGAAATATAAAGAGAGATATCACGACTTAACGATCCGATCTCCCAGCAGCTCAGAACAGAGCTGCACTCTCCCATGTCACGACTTAACGATCCCATGGTGGGCCCATTGCTATGGGTCTTAAAATGAAATTATAAAATCAGGCTGGACCAGCCTGAATACCTCCTACCTGGACGTTACCAGTTGGAAGAACACCGCCAGCCTCCAAATCTCCGAGACGTCGTCGAAAACCTCGAGTTGGGCTAAAAACGTGGTAACGAAAGTCATCACCAGCAGCCCAATAAACTGTGATTTCCACATTCAGTGGCACGTTCACGTAGAGATAACCTACTCCTCGTGGTCCAATAATATTCGCTGTCTCTGATCGAAAAGTCGGCAAGAAATTAAACTCCGTCGAAAAAGGAACACTGACATCGATGAACGATTGGCCCCCAATTGGATAAAGAACTTCCCGAGCCATGTAACCTGCAAACAAAGGAGCTTTCACTGCACCTAATCCCCCGGGGTTCACCACAGTTCCTTGGTTCAATGTCAACACGTGAGAAAAATCATTGTTTCCTCCCGAAGAAGGACGAGTCGATAGAGACATTGAAACCGAAGAGTGTTCGGTGGTGGCGGCAAAAATGCGAAACTTCTGCATTCCTGACCATCCAGCGAACAGGTTATTAAGCTGTCCAGGAGGCTCACAAGGAATACGATAAATTGTTCGGTTCGCTGTTTCCGGTATCGTGGAAGGGGTCATTGAAGAAGGTTGTTTACCAGGGACACTCGAAAGCCAAGACACAGGAAAAAGAGTGTAACGTCGGACAACTTCATGAATATCACCAACCTCATACTCAAACTTTTGACCAAGATTAATCCGGCAAAGTCTCATTGGAGTTGGTTCTTTGACTGAAGTAGTAGATATCACATCTGTCTTCGCGTTAATGTCAGCTGTCTCGACCGCGGACGGTTCTGATTCGGCAATAAAAGTCAACCTACTAACATTGTCCCCAAATTGAGTGGCAGGATATGGATTTGGCATTGCCATTCGAACATTCTCAAACCTGACCTCCACAATAACTGCTACACTCGGTGAAACAATTTCTGATGTAACTCTCAACTCATTCAAAACCGAAAGAGCCACGGTGCCGACTCGACTAGATGGGCCCTGAGGTTTATTTTCTGACGAACGAATAAATTCTTGAGAGCAGTTCCATGGAACCCGAAACTCACAAATAGACTGGTCAGCATTGAAATCCAAAATATTGTTATAGAGAGCAGTCTTTTGAGCAGGTGAATCATCAAACATTGAATACGAAACAGATGCTTGTAAACGTCCAGAGTGGAAGCGAGTTCTCACCGCGTGAACAGAGAAAACAGCATCGAAGTGGACAAACTTGAAAAGATTCAAGATTCCAATGTTTGCTGGTATGTCCCATTGAATGTTCCAACTCGTAGGGGAATCATCGAAAACAAGTGTGTCTAGATTGAACGAATACAAGTCCGTACCATCAACCTGATTAGTAGTCCAGGGGAAGCTGAATATACGCCCAGGGCGTGATAAAAGATTGCTGATAAGAGTCTCCTCCGAATCCCTGAACTGAAAAGGCTGACGAAACATCTCCTGTGGATGCAAGTACAAACCAGTTGTGGCCTCCGGACCGTTCGTCTTCGACATCGATGGAAACTGTTGAACCATTGGAACGCCTCCACCGACAAGCGGCGGGTTATCAAGGGGCACTGCTGAAATGTCTGCTTTCTGGTCCAACGACTGGGTGGTGCCTCCAATCTTGGTGTTTCCTTCTATGGGGATATTTCCAGCGACATCTCCAATAGAGTAAGTGTTCTGCACATTCGTAGTAGAGACGTTTCCTCCCTGTGCGACCCAGGCAGTATCGCTCGAAAGCAGCTGACCTGCCAGCGGTCCTGTACCGCGTGTAAACCCGTATTTCGGACGCGTGTTCGTCAAAGACGGTGGCAAAGTTCGTGGAATTCGCTGAGAGGTGATGAAACGAGAATAGATGGTCACTCCACAATTTTGAGGCGATGAAAGCGAAACAAGAGGAGAATAGACTCCCAGGCGGAAGTAACCTGTCGATATTGTGACATCATGGGCCAACTGATTGTCAGTCATTGTCCTCCAATAGCGGTAAGGAATCCTTAAAGTTGCTGTTGGATTGTCGCACGGAGACAACTTTACATGAGGCAAAGAAGACCAATTGATAAATTGAGGGTTCACATCGCTCAAAGGAACGAAAAAGGCCATCAAGCAACCTGCCTGCGTAGGAGCGCCATTAAGCTGAATTTTAACTTCTACGTCCGGTTCAGAGAACTGAAAGTTTTGAAATCCCATATTTTGAATGTTTGACTGATCACCCATGCCCAACAAACCGTAAGGAATAGAGATCGGTGAAAATCCTGAAATCATTGACCCTAAAGAATCAGAATTTGACCAGTTCCATTGTCCACGTCGAACAAAGCTTTCGGTGCCCATGCTCATGCTACCTGGAGACTCGCTTAGTGAGCTTGACAAAGGGGCGCGTCCACTAAGAACCACGTCCTGTGAGACCACATTCGTCATTGTATCCACGGTAACCAGTCCTTCTTGATGAACTGATGAACCTGTCAAAGCCTTTCCCAAAACAGTATCGGCTTGGGCCACAAAACGGAAATCAGCAGAACTCTCTGTGGTTCTTTCAGCTACAGTACGTCGGAGAGATTTCCACGGCGGAAGTTCAACTACGTCAAGACCGGCTCGTTCCAGGGCGTTGTTAACGGAATCCTTGAAAAAGCGATAATACTCTTCGTCCCATTGGCTGGCATACTCGATCATCTGTTGACATTCCTGAACAATGGTTCGGTTATTGTTTCGTGTCCACAAAACGCTCTCTTCAAGAGTCGACTTCCGCAAAGCACCTGACCAAGAGCCGTCTACTTTACGAAAATAATGACCAAGAAACAGAATTTGATCAAAGGATTCATAATCCTTCGTTAGTTCACGCTCTTTGACAGCACTTGTGTAGACTTGACCGACTTTGCTCATGGAAGCTGCAATTTGCAAAGGGTTCCACTCAATTTCCTTGGAAACTGAAACAATGTGATCATCTCCGAGAATAACTAAGGAGATAAATGCTTCGAAGATTTTTCCAGGATGGTCTTTTTTGAAACCGTAGCGGAAATAAAGTTCAGCAGTAATGCAATTCAAGATAGTGGTCCAAAAACCACCACTTGCATTGTTGCATTTAGTCCGCAGCTTCCATTTTCCAATGATGAAGGGCATTTCAGTTTCATGACGTCGGACGTGTTCAAAAACAACATCACTCCTGTCCAATTTAGCACCGAGGCGTTGAAGGACCTTAAAGCTCGTGTCCATTATTTGCCTTTGGTGGCGCAAGTCAAACTCCTTAAAGTCACCTGCCACCAATCGGTCCGAGTTCTTTCGTACTCGATGATAAATTTTGTTTGCATCATGAGAACTAGGGTTAATACCCAAAGCATATGCATGAGAGGGGAAGCTGCTATTGAAAGCAACAACCATGGATCCAAAAAGCATTCGACAGACCACATTGTAAGTCACATCATTTGAATACGTGATTCGAGTGTTGACATCTTCTATTTTGCTGACAGATCTGACTTCATCCTTTTGAAAACCTAAGAAGACTTTGTCTAAGCTTTCGCCATTCCGGACTCGCCGGTATGTGTCCAGAGCGTGACTCCGAAACATTGGATTGACTTTGCCCTCTCCCCTATCAAACCAGATAAGCTCTCGCTTACCAGTCTTGTTGACAAAATAGCAATAAGGAGATCCTGCATTAGTCGACGTGACCACTGAGGAAAGTGCTCCTGGAATGCCAAAAACGGCTTCTTCGAAAGTTAATTCTCGAAAACCGCCTGTCTTCGAATAGTCCAAGGCGGAATTCAAATGCTCGAAAAGATCATCAGCGCATACATCAAGTGTTTCCTGATCTAATGAGACCTTCGGCGCTTTTGCCAATCGGCATATGGCTTCCTCCACAGGATCTTTGCCTTTAGACCTTTCGTCCAGGACAGACAAAATCGCGGGTTGTTTGGTGGTGGAAAAAGGCAAAAACTCAGATATAATGGAAGGTTTCAACTTGCTCTTAGAGCTCAGATGAACTCTAGCGTTAATTGGAACCTTCTCAATGCTGACAAGATTTGGACATTCTGATTCCTCAAGACGCTCGATCAAACAACTCTCAGCTACAAAAGAGTTCTTCTTCAAGTGTTCACCAAGTGCCTCCTCAATCATCTCTCTAGAAACTCTAACCGCTAGACCAACAGGGTTGGTCTTCGAGAGCGAACCAGCAACATGAATACCAATACATTTCGTTATAAGGTCTCCAGAAGCCATCAGCAGAGGTGTTCCGCAATCACCTTGAGTGGTGTTGGCGTCGTAACGAAAGCCATCACGTAAAGTGAATCGTGTCCCCTCGTACGAGTAGTCTTGAACATCTCGAGAAGCGTAGGTCATTAAAAGGCCGGATCTCGTTCTAAGACTCACTCGAAACCTTGAATCGGGGAGCTCACTATCCGAGACGAAACTAGAAGTCACGTTTTTGAATGCCGGGCATCGCTTATCACCGATGCGAACAAAAGCAATGTCCATGTCAATCATTCCTTCCTCATCCCTACTCAGGATAAAATCACTTGGTTCTGTCTTCCACCGATAGCTCTGATCATTATAATGAAAAGCAATCTCGGTTCCTGGTTCAATTCCTTGTCCATCGGAGAAAAGTCCGTGCGCAAAGGTTAGAACCCAGTTCTCGGCAAGAGGAATACAGTTCATAACACAATGACCAACGTCCAACTTTGCGACCTGCAAAGATTTCCGCGCCTCGGGCAAGTATTTCTCACCACGGGACCATCGGGATTTACCTTCAGATCGGCGGGACACTTTTCGGCGCGGGTCTGACTCCTGCTGAAAGGTAACTTGATCTGGGGAGGAATCTCCCGATAACCACTTAGCAAGACCAAACATTGCTCCAAGGGCCAATCCCATCAACGCATGTTTTTTAGCTTCGTCAATGATGGAGTGCCCAATCGCTACCTCATAGGAGCTAGGCAACGCATCCCACACTGTACCGAGGTCCAGAAGAATCCTTTCCGCACAACAGTCTTGCCAGTCTTCATAAGAAGTAAAGACTTTTTCGTCCGGGATGTTCATCCCAGCTTGACCAGCAAAGTAGTTGGCACGAGACCAGGCTCGCCAATAGTTGGCGTCTTTTTCTCCATGAGTATCAACACACTCCTGACAAGTCCAATTCAAGCTGTTCCGAGCTGAGTTGCAGCCTCGCTGTTTATCACAACGCGGATTCAAACAAGGATGAGCATGCGCGTCTGGAGGACAGGAACTCAAAGTAGGAACGTTCAGACGATCGTTCGTTTGATTCTGCTCCATTTCCTCTTCTTCAGAAAAAGGAGATTCCTCAGTACCCTTCTCGCAGGGCACTTTGGTTCCGCACTTATGACAGCTAACTTCACCAGCACCGATCTTGTGTCTGAATTTTGATTTACAGACAACACAGGTATGATAGTGGCGAACTGGATTTGCCTCAGCGACGAATTCTTCGTTGATGCTTGAAAAGATTGTGCCTAATGCTTCTAAGACTCCCAGCGGCTTTGAAGGCAGAGAACAAGTCTTCCTGAGCTCCTCATTAATCAAATCCATAGGATCATCTTCTGAATCAATAATGCCCGTCATGGACTCGTTAAGGACGCGAGATAGTGCCACCTTTTCCTCATACTTATCTCGAAGGTATTGGCACAAAGTGTTGAAGTCCATCCACGGGGTAGCAGCCTCATTGAAGTCGCTTCGAAACACATTCGGCAAACACCGGGCCTTCACCCATTTGGTCTCGCGAATGTCCTCAACCCCTAAGGCTGAGATATCAAAAGCATCCTGCAAATTGGACACATTGCCCTTTACGTGTTTCTCAAAACCTGGACCCACTTCAAACTGAACGACAACATCACGGCGCCGTTGAATAGCTGACGCTTCAAAAGATGCGACCCGTGGGTAAGCAGTGTTGTTCATGGTAAAAATAAACTCAGAGTCAAACTCTGCGCCTTTCACTCCAACAAAAACATTGTCGATGGTAGGCATGTCAAGCTTAACTTTAGCGGAACTTTTCAACTTGAGGAAGATAGAAGCAGTTTTCTCTTGCAAATCCTGAGGACCAACAAGAAATTCATCAATGACTACTGAACGATGGTTCATGTAGCCTGAGTGGTGTTCGTCATCGAAACTCATTGGATAAGATTCATGCGGCATAATTCCAAAGGCCTGAGCTTGAAGTTTCTTCTCCAGCGTTGATTTTCCAATACCGGGGCGACCAAAAATGTGAACACAAAACGGTTCATCTCGGGTTTTGGAACCAGTCACAAATTGAACAATATTCATGTGAATCTTCTGGAGACGGATAAACGTAGACAAGCTAGCACTTCTGATAGAGTTAAAAGCATTCCCGTTCATTTTGTTAAGCAACAAGCTACCTGCAGCCATCGCTTCTTTGACTTTCCCGATATAAACTTCCGAGCTTACAACTCGGGGCACCGTGGACAAGTGAATCAGAGCGTTGGCTGTGGCTCTCCATTGATTTGCTTCTCGCTTCAACCTGCTCTCAGATGTCCCAAATTTAAACTCGAGAGAGTCACGAAGGACCGTGGGTAGCAGGGAAAAACAGCAAGCACCCAAGTTAGCAGCTACCGTGCCCCCTGCAAGCAGTGTGCATAAGTACCGTGCCTTCTTAGCAACCTGTTCTTCATCCTTAAGCGACAAACCAAAGACTCCTGCTGCCAATGTAGCTACAAAAACTGATGGATGAACATCTCCCTGTCCGTAGAAGACCTCACTGGCTGAACGCAGCTTCGAAACAACTGCAAAAGCAGTGTTGTAAGAGATAACAAAACAGCCAACAAAAAAGATGAACATGGTCCAAACGAACCAAACAAACATGATCTGTTTGAAGTCATCAGATTGAGCGAACTTGAGCAACTCTCCAAGATCGAAAGTCTCAATGATAAAGTTTTTCAAGAAGCTTCGAACGCGTTTTAAGAAGCCCTTATAGGCATTGGTGATCAGTTCAAGAATGCTAGAAACAGCATCCCAAACTAGGTGCACCGCCTTATCAAGAATTTCTGACAACGACATTCGGGAGATTTCCCCAATCTTGGATTGAATGCGTGAGAACATCTCAGGAAACCGACTGGTTGAGGAACCTTCTCCAACAAAACTGGTGAGTTTCGGTTTATAACCGTAATCTCCGAAGAGGGAGAGACGGTTTCGAACCAAGTAAAGCATTCGAAAGTATTCTTCATTACCAACAAAAGGCGCTTGATCATAGTCCTTCATGTTTGTCGAGTAAATGACGTACGGGTTGTGAGACACATCCCTAAACGCCTGTTTCCTTTCCCGATGTGTTAAAATACGAGAGTCCATACTGTTCAGCAAGTTTAGAGCGGCACATGCCGACTCAATGACGCGAGAACAATTTTCTCGGAAGTTCTGGCTCGGAAGACCATTTTTCATTTTTGAAAACTTCCAATCAGGAAGATCGTATGCTAATGACGGGTTCTGGATTGCGGGAGGGGGAACCTTGTTCGACAGATACCAAGCAGCATCACGAATAGGTATGTCCTCCAGAGTCGTTTCAGCCGACAACATCAATTGGTGGCAGGCATTGAAAAAATCGCCTCTCTTAACCAAAATTACAAAGTTGTCGTAATCCTTTTGGGGAATGACAATGCCGGCAGAGTCTGCATCGTCTTTGGATGTCACCATCTCAGACTGGGCAACAAAAAGGGGGCTCAAAATTTTATCTGAAAGCGCCTGCGAGCAAGCATTGCTTTCAGTCTTTGAAGAGCGAAGGAGATGATCCAGCGAAGCCTGGTTACAAGCATTTTCGCTGTCGAAGCTAAAGACCTGCTGACAGGTATTTTCAGCTGAGATAGAACTTTGGGTGGGTGACCCACGACGTGTTCCAGTAATTACTCCTTTCTGAGTTTTCTTGAGGTCATACTCAAGGTGTAATGTCGAGATGAGTTCAATCATCTCTCTGTCAGTAACACTGACTGCTCTAGTGTAGGCTTTCAGCCCAGGAGTTTCGAGCAAAAACTCACTACATTCTGTAGTTTCACCTATACAAGGTGCTGTCTTCACAGATTTCAGACAGTTGTTGTTGCAGCCTTCTCGCGAAGTGTGGCGTACCACCCGAGCGACCTCCATGGCTACGATGGAGTGTCTTATGAGAGCGCTAAAAGAGTCGATTCGTGGTTATTCCC